TGTCTCAGTACCTTGTGGACGATAACAACCAAAATCAATCTTAAGTGTGCGTGAAAGTTGAGCAAGGTTTGCTATTCTTGTGAGATAAACGGCGTCGTTTTGATCTCCACTAGGATCTAGAGATACATTTGCAGTAGATTCAATCAAACTGTTGATACCAAGAGGTTGAGGACCACCTGGCCAGTAGTTGATTCTATTGCTGACCGTGATAAGAGACGTCCTATCAAGATCTATGTATGGTGAAACGTTAGCGTTGTCAGTAGATAATGTACAATCAAGAGATATACTCTTATTACCACCCAACTTATTATCCTCATTGACCTTAGAGCAGACCATTTGAGGAGTTGTGAAGTAGTTTTGTGTATTCAATGTAATATCATAATATGTACCGTTGTTAACAAAGGATGCTTGATCCACAACAGCGGTGCCGTCACCAACAGATGTGCTGCTAGTAGTATTTACACGAGCAGCAAGACTCGTTTCTGGGAATACTAAGTTAGCAACTGATGGACGTAGTGTCTCAAACTGGAAGTTTTGAGATGCCATACACATGATACCACCACCTCTAATACCGTTGTTAGCAACGGATGTAGTATTTAATAGGTAATGATCCATCCATGGATCTTCTATTCCATCATGCACCTTATTTATTTCTGTTAAAGGAATACCATCAAGGTTATAACAGAAGACTTGTGATCCAGTAGGATGATCTTGGTCAGCAGTGCTGTTTGATCCTCTACCAGATGTTGCAACAGTAATTACCTTACCATCTGTAGCAACAGCAGAGTATTGAATAATCTCGCTACCAATCATCAAATAACCAGGATTTAGGTTACCGATTGATTGTCCATTAACTTGAGTATGGAATGCAAGAGCACCCTCTACGTTAATAGATGTAGCACCTGATGCTAAAGAAGAAGTTAATACTGTTGGAGGGACTTCTGATATTACTCCTTTAACGTCAACATTGTTGGTACGTTGGTGCATACAATGATTCTTGTGATACACGAGGACTTTGCGATCCTTCGCCTGATACGATGGTGCCGAAACAGGGTAGTTATTCCTTGTGTCTCCACTATAGACAACAGAGGTAATAGTAGCAGTAACAACCCCGCCATTCTCCGAGAGAGTGTCTGCAAGGTCGAAGTCTTTATCAACATAGTTTACATACAATACAGGGTTACCTGCAGTGCCACCACCGTCAGGGAGAGTATCTCCTGTTGCATAATATGCTGTGACTCTTGCAGTAGAGTTGGATGTAGATCCAGTTATAATATCGTTTACTGTAGTAGCAGTACCTGTAGCAGGGTTAGGTCTAGGTGAGAAGTCACCGTTAGACACTGTAGACAACTGGAAAATCGCCGTCGCCTGAGAAGATACAATTCCTTGGAATGCATTACTACTTGCATCTAAGAAACCTGCAGACCATATGCCTGAGATATCATTGATGGTAATGGTATTTGGTGTTGATGTTGAATCAAATGCTGATACTGTAGCACTAGCACCTGATGGTGTCTGTGTTAATCTAGCACCAACTGTGTAAGTAAAGGTGCCTGATGGTAATGTTAATACCTGCTCAGGTTGGATAGTAACCAGTGGGTTATTCTGTAGTCTAGTATAACCACCGTTAGTTTCACCCATCTCGACGTTTTCTAACGTTACCGTGCCGTCAGTAGCAGTGTCGAATTCTGCTTTATAAATTGTAAACTTAAGATCTTCATACTGATCAGCAGTCCATGTTGATGCGTTTTGTGATTTGAATAACACACCTGCATATGGTTGCTCAGATATTGTCCTGTTACCAGATTTCTCTACGTCACCCATTCTGGATATCCAGACTTGATATTCGTTAGAGTCAGATAATAATACGAAACAATATTCAACCGACTGTTTGATATAAACAGGAGATCTAAATGTAAATCTTGTTGGAATTAATCCACTTTCTGATATCTCAACATCTGCAGCGTTAACTGTAATATCAGATAGAGGTAAGATATCTTTAGTAGGATTACCATTCTCCATAGTCCTTATCTGCATAGAGAGAGGAATGTTGGAGTCCTTAGTCCTAAAGAATAGATCAACAGAAGTGATCATAATACCACCTTCTTCATCCACAATGAATGATTGTGCAAGAGGGTCATACCAACCAATCTGCCTAGTTTCAGATCTAGTTGAGTTAATCATTCTCTCATCATTAACTGTGTCACGGACGATCTCAGCATTTCTGATTGCAAGAATGTTTTCTCTAACAGTCTGCAATGTACCTGTTGCTCTGTATTCTGCGTCAGCAGATGAGTCAACTGTGCCAGGTGTCCTTTCGTTTGCAGCACTAGTTGTGAATCTAACAGTCCTTGTACCTGTTGCCCAACGTGGGTTGGAATCAATCTTAGGTGATGGGATGTAGAATGTGCCTTTAAAGTTACCAACGTTGTCAGTTAACAGACGACGATCTTTAACATATGCAGCAGCACCTGATGTCTGCCCTACAAGTAATTCACCAACTTTAACGTTACCTTGGAATTCACCGTTAGCAGTAGATGCCATTTCATTGATATCTACATTTAATATGTCTGTGTTAGACGCATATGATGTAGGTAATGTTGCAGCACCTGTGCCATATGGTGTAGTTACATATGCATCGTTTGCTTCAGCAACTTTTAACTTCACGCCAGATTCAATACCAACAACTGTTTCACCTACCACAAATGGTATCTGGTTACTGTTATCGATTGTGTTATCGGATGGCATGTTAAATGTATTTGCACCAGGTGCAGTTATAACTTCATTCTTAACTGTGCTATTACTACCAGTTTTATTAAGCTCAATTACTTTAGGTGTAATATATGGAGTTATATCTACGCCATCAAAGAAACCGTAAACACGAGTCCTTGGTTTCATTCTATAAACATCAAATGCAAGGTTTCTAGATCTAATCCATGGCACTGCAGTTTGTGACAAGATAGAGTCACCCATAGATTTTCTTTCTATCTTAGGCACAATCCTAGTCCTAATACCTTGTCTAGATTGGTTTTCTCTTACTTCAAATGTGCGTCTTTCATGTATAAATTCTAGACCTTGATGTCTTGTGCCGACCCAAGTACCTCCACCACTATGACTACCAGTCCTATTGATAATAGTATCTGTAGATAATGTGGTCTCAGCAGTCCAGTTAGTTTCCCATCCACCCCATTGTATAGGAGCAAATCCTGTATTAGGATCAATATTATTCTCTGCTGCTACTGATGCAAAGTCACCTTCTATATTCTCTACTCTAGCTGGAAGTCTATTTGTTTCGAGCCAGTCGTCTGATGTAGGATTAAGATCAATACGCCCGATGAAAGTAAAGACGTTAAATGGGTTAACGTTCTCGGATCGCGAACAATAGGGTTGCTTAACGATTTCAACATCTGTATATGGTAGCATGCAAATGTTTGCAGGAGTTGTGGTAACATTTGTTGACTTTGTAGTGTTTATTTTTAGAGGGACATTCTGTGTAAAGTGAGAAGGTCTTAAGATTCCTTCTTTGAAATCTAAAGAGCACTTATAGTCTGCACTATTGACATCACCAATCTTATGATCAGTAAAGTCATCTACAACAAAACCATTCTTTAATCTATCAAAACCATTCTCATCATATGATGCAGTGTTTTCTGCTTTAATTTCTAATAGAGATAATGCAGTATAGTATTCAACATTGGTAAGACGTTTTTCAATATCACCAATATCTTTCATCGTATAACGTTTGATGATTTCTTGGTTGATCGTTGAGTCACGCTCAGGTGTAAACATGTATGCTCTATGCTTCAATGTCGCTAGACACATAGCATTTTGCATATTGTCAGGTGGTTGTGGATCTTCAGAAGAGATACCTTGTAATAACTGTAGATTATTATCATGAGTTAAGAAAAGTTTATCTGTCCTTGGAAGATAGTAATCAAAATCGCAACGGAATTCTGTCTCTGCCATTGGAATGTCAAAGAGTGTCGCTGCTGCTGCAGCACCTGCACCTTGTCCAGTGGTTGAGAATTGTCTTGCATCAAAGTCAAGAGTTGCACAAGTAACCTCAAAAGGACTACCAACTGTACCTTGTCCTGTTGCTAATTCACCAACTGCAGGTCTAAAGTCAATCTGATCTCTAACAGTTTGACTAGATCCTTTAAGTATAGGTGAAGGAATATCTGTAAAGTCAATACCAGTATATGATTGACCAGAGAAATAATCTCCTGATGCTTCATGAATGAAGTAGTCAAACACTGCCATCAACTGTCTGGTTGGAGGAGTTGTGCCAGGTTTTCTAATTAGACGTGATACATCATAGAAGAAAGAGTTTTGTGCTTGATTTAATTCATATTGATCAGTGATAACTTTAGATCCTTTTTCAACAGATCCATCAGCATCATCTATAGTTGCAGTCAATACGTTGTTGTCTACGTCTACACCAGTTACAGTTTCACCTGCATTGAATTGTGTGCCGTTAAGATCAACGTTAAAAAGTCTTAGAGTTGAGTTGATAAACGATACAACTATCGCTCTTGCTCCACTTGTAACTCCTGTGACAACTGTGCCAGGTGCAAAGAAAGTTGCTTCCGAGAGCACAATGTAAGGTATCTGGGGAGGGTTGTCATCTGAGGATTCATAGACTGCGTGGAGTTTATATACATCGTTGAGACCGAATGAGATCTCAGAGTCTTCGATTCTTGTACCATAAAGTCCTCCATATACTAAACCAAATCTTTGGACGTCTTGTTGCTTTGCAGTCCTAGTGACTTTCATAGCACGCATCTTAGATGCAGTTTTAATTTTTCTAGAAACAATATTCTTAGATACTAATGCAGTTAACTTAACAGTAGTAACGTTTGTTAAACCACCAATAGTAACAGACTGTCTGTCAGCACCATAACTAACTGTTAATGTGCCTGCCTCTGAAAGTGCTTCAATGTCTAAGTTTTGTCCTACAGTATATGCAGATCCTGCTTGAGCAAGAATTGTAAGAATATAATTGTCATCATCTAATGCAGCAAACTGCTCAGATTCTGGAAGTGCAACAGTTAAACCACCTGATACAACAGTCTTATTATCAAATGTCCTAAAGACAAAGAATGATTCATCACTAATAGACTTAATTGTTTGCTTAGGCATATCCTGTGACAACTGACCAGTAGGTGAGTTTTGTCCATATAGATATGGTCTGTATCTTACAACAGTTGTATATGTGCCATCAGTTATAGATCCTTTTGTTAGACCAGTATCAACTGTAGCAGTCTGTGCTTGATAATCAAAGACATAAGGTGTAACACCTGTGTTGTTTTGAGATGTTAGGTTGATAGCATTCTTAACTGCCTTTGTAACTACGAAAGTTTTTTCACCCTCAGGAGATGATAATCCATCAGGGCATAATACTTCACCAGGTCTAATATCTTGCTCAAACTTAGATCCATTTGTACCTGTAATCTTAGGAGGAGATCCGTTTAAATCAACAGTAATAGATGCACCTCTGATTGCTTGTCTGTCATTAAGTAAGAAGTTAGCAAGGAAACTTACTGCTTGACTAGAGTTATAACCTACAGCAGATCTTACGTCAACAATTTTATATGTGTGAATAGCATCTAGTGTGCCGACAACTCTGCCATCTCTAGTAATTACTTCACCGTCGATAAAGTTACCTGATACTTGCTCTAGAGAAACTCTTGTGCCAGAGAAATCAGAAGTTACAAATCCAGTTGCACCTGATATACGTCCGATAAGTTTGTCACCTGTTGCAACAGTAGTATTACCTGCAGCAAAATTTAAACCTGTATATAATTGAATATCCATCATATACATGTCAAAGATACCTGCTCCTGACTTCTGTAATTGCACACAGCGAGCACGTCCGATTTTTTGTCCTACTACACTACTACCAGTATTAAGAGTCCAACCGTCATATAAATCTATAATTTGATAAGCGTCACTAACACCCTCACCAGTAAAGTTTGGCCATCCATATACATCAAATACTTTTACATACTGACCCCATTCTAGAGGAATGATAGTATTTTGAATACCAACAAAGTCTCTTGGTTTTTTAAGGTCAACATATTGTGGTGTTAAAAACTCTGTCCTATAACCTTTAATATATGCACGACCTGGTGATACTTCTATTGCAGCATAGTTTTCTGTTGCTGCCTGTCCATCTCTAGATGATTGACCAGGTGAATAGACACCATTATTGAAACCATCATTAAGATGCTCTCTTAGTTTGACATCAAATGTGTCAATTACATAGTCACCAGACTCTTCATATGTCCTTCTCGCAAGTGACTTCTCAAGTTGTGAATAAGCACTTGTATTAACAAGTTGCTCAATCTTAGAATTTCTGATTCTAACCAATTCGATGAAGTTTTTATCAGTCTCATCTGTAATTGGTTTCTTAACAAGTGTAGTAGATATCTTAAATCTATGTCCACCTGGTGCTGAATAGTTTGATGTGCCTGCAGCATTATCGTTTAGAGATGTATCATCTTCTGGGGTAACTATAGATTCTGATACTTCTAGACCAATTCTATATGACGGATTGTTAGTATATTGATCAAGGATAATATAAGCACTAGGGACGTTTACAAAATGTCCACGAATAAAGTAGATACCTTCATTGATATATGCTACAGCAGCAACTGCAGTTGCATCAACAGGTAGTAACTGACCAAATGGTGATCCAATTTCAATAAGAGTTGTGCCGAAAGTCAACTCAGACTCAGATATTAACTGCTCGTTTGCTTGGAAACCACGGACGCTTGTCTCAGATATAGTATCACCAGAGTCAATATACTTTACATATAGTGTAATATATCCTCTAGTAGACTCAGTAGCAGGGATTGAATATAGGACTTTTGCACGAATACCAGATGTGAGTCCAGATATAATCTTTCCACTAAGTTGAGTACGATATGTCTCAACGTCTACTCCTAAGAATGCTTGTTGTAAGACTATTGCTTGTACGTTTAAGTCATAACCTACTTGACCAGGTATGACCATTGCACCTTCTTTAAAGAAGTGCTGACCCATATTCTCAATCTGATTCTGTAGAATCGATTGCATTGTTGTTAGCTCTCTTGCTTGGATTGGGAATCCAGGTCTATAGAGCACTCGATAAAAATTCTTATCTTTATCGAAGTCGTCGAAATATGGACTAATGTTTAGGTTGGTATTCTGTGGCATCGTTAGAATTCGATTACGACTTTGATATCCTCAATTTGGTCGCCCGCACGAGTGATTGGTCCTCTATTATCTATGTAAATAATCCGACCGCTATTTGGTTGAATTTCTGGATCTGCATAACCGTTAGTAAATGCCATACCCAAATCATATTCAGTGTTGTTAATCACTCTGGTAGAGGATCCAGAGACGATAGGGAAGTTGATGTCTGGGTCACCTGATGTACCTGAGATAGATCCCACTACTGGGTTACCTCCATCAAACTCAGTCAAACTACCAGTAATCTCAGGGAAAATACCGTCGATTCTATTCTGGTAATACTTCAATACTTTTGTTGTGCTATTCCATGAAACAACACGACCTCTAGCAGTTACCTGCTGTCCACCAACTGTCCTAGATTGTGTTACGATCTCATCAGTTGAGTAGTTTCCTGTAAATGTAGGAGAGAATATAACTGCCTTTGTACCTGACAAAGTTAATTCTGCAGTCAATTCATTTGTGCCATATCTAAATGGATTAAGTAACAAACCGATACGACGATAGTCGTTATCAGTTGGGAAGTCACCTGATCCCTCAGCGTATGTAAACTTGGTGTTGATCATTGTCCTATATCCACCTAACTCTGTGTCAGGTGCTGCACCATGACCTACAGATGGAGGAATGATAACCTCAACAGATGCACCAGATCCTGCTCCTGCTCCAATACCGTTGATCTCATCAATGATAACTGTCCCGAATGTATATCCAGATCCACCAGATGTAACAGTAGCAGTAACAAGTTTACCACCGTCAACCACTAATGATACACGTCCACCAACACCGTCTCCTTTAATAGGGACGTTTTCGTAGGTGCCGTTATTGTAACCAGTACCTGAAGATCCGATAATAACTGTATCTATTTCTCCACCAACAGCATCAGAGATAACAGCAGTATCTTCTAACACTGGCATATATTCGTTAGAGAAGAATTTTAAAACTTGTCCAACAGGAATAGTATAGAGATATTTCCAACGATAACCATCAGCAGTTGTGATGATAGATGTTGAAGTACCTGTAGGCTCAACGGTAGAAGGTTTTCCGTTTGGATCGGAAGGACTTGTGCCATTGAAGATGCACTTATATACTTGATATGATGAGTTAACAACGTAGAAGTCAGCATCATATAATTTTGTAGCACCTGACGCAGCAGTCTTAGTAGCAGAATAGTCATGTCTATACATGTCATAGACGTAACCTAATCCACCAGTAGTTTGCTCGGGAGGAATCCAATTTATTCTTCTTACAACTTGTATTGTGTCATTTGCTAAAACTCTCTTTAGGGAGATCATGTCAGAAAAGTTGTCAGCAAATTCCTGTAGCGAATCCGTTGGATCGGGTGGGTCATTCTCATTGTCCCAGCTTTGAGGTCTGCCAATGAATACATACAGTCTATCTCTGGATGCTCCTGCTGCTAGATCGGATTGAGCCGAGTCAGGACCTTCCAGAGATTTAATGAATCTCTTGGCAGTAAAAATTCTAAACTGGTCGGTTAGTAGTGCCATTTAGTTATAGGTCTCCCATACTTTATTTATGGAGTTTTTAATCGTCTTCATTTCTGACTCGTGTTGTATACTCAGTAAAGATGTGCACACCTGTTGCACCTGATCCTTGACCTTGTATAGTTTCACCTGCTGCAAACTTAACTGCTGTGTTAGATGCAGTGACACCAGTCACATTTAATATAAATTCACCGTCCCTATCACCTGCAGTAATGCCTGTGAAAGTTGCAGTAACACCGCTAGTTTGACCTGTTACGATCTCATTAACAGCAAATGCACTAGCGTTTCTATTTCTAACAGCGATTGCAGCGAGAGATACATGGGTGTCTCCATCACCCAAAACGCCCGCTGTGACTACTGTTGCTAGTTGAGGTGGGTTAGCTCCGTCATATAACTTATCCGCTGCTTGGAATAAAGTAATATTCTGTCCACCTAATTCTTCCTCAATACCATATTTAGATGATGCGATACCACCATCTAGATTTGTATCATTCTCAAATTCTGTGCCAGTATTTACGAGGTCAATAATACCGTCACCTGCTCCGTCTAATTCATCGTCATCTTCAAACGCTTTGTTTAAGATTGCTGATAACGGCTCAGTAAACGTAACAATATCGTTACCTGCACTGTCAATTATGACATGTGGTGATACACCTGTGCCACTGGATTGTGCAGATCCACCAACAAACTGTATAGATGCAGTCTTGTCAGCAGAGTTACCACCATCAATAAATGCTAATTCGTCAACCTCAAATGTTAGATATAACTCATGAGCGATAGGATCCCAGTCATAAACTATAGCAACCCTACTTGTTGCACTGGCAACAAAACGTTTTACTTGGTCGGTAACCGCAAACGAATATTGAGAAACCCCTTGAGCATTGTCTTGCAAGTTGTCCAGAGTAACTTTCTGGTCAAATCTAAAGTTGATACCCCTGTCGAGTCCAGTAAAGGAGGTTGCAGTTTTACCTGTATATCTAACGATTTCTTTCCCGACCAAGAATTTACCTGATCCTGCATACGCTGCAGTAGTCTCGACATTAATGGTCGAATCACTTGGTGCCACATTTGAAACGAGACCAGTAAGATTATAAACAACACTATTAAGAGATTGTCTATTCCTTTGCCTACGAATGAGATTGGTATCTCTAGCAAATATAACTTTAGGACTATTAGTATACCCATTACCTTGATTAGATAGATCTATACTAGTAATGGCACCCAAGTCAATATCAGCACTTGCTGCTGCTCCTCTACCACCTCCACCAATAATCTGCACAATAGGTGCAGTCTCAAAAAATTCACCTGTGTTAGTTAGAGTTATAGATGTAACCTTACCAAACTGGTTGGGTGTAACTGTACCTGTAGCACCATCTCCACCGCCACCACCAGATATAACAACGTTAGCATCATTGAGGTCATAGTTTCTACCTTCTCGGGTAATAACCAGACCTGTCACACCACCAGTAACAGGGACTAATTCTGATCCAGAGCCACCGCCACCTTCAATAACAGCACTAGTGCCGTCAAAATAATTATCACCCAGAGTTGTCATCTGGATATAGTCTATTCCACCAGTTGCATTCAAAAAAACTTTGCCTCGTGCACCAAGATTACCTGGATCTGTTGATTCGATCTTTAAACGTAGAGGGTCATATCCTTCGCCAGGATCTAAGATCTCAACAGCAAGTATTCTACTGTCTTGGATTATAGGTCTTAAAACTGCTTCTCTTAAAGGTGTCCCTGCATTCTGTATAGTCAGTTTTGGAGGGTCATTAGCATCATATCCGTCCCCACCATTTTCGACAAAAATCGCCCTGACTCCAAACACACTGTTGAATTCGGGTCTAATAATTGCACCAGAGCCAGGAACTGTACGGGTCATACTACTACGATGTCACCTATCATTGATGATTGATGTATTGTACACTGATATTTGTATGTTGTGCCTGCACTTAATGTTTGTGGCACTGTCCAGAATTGGACTCCTGATGTAGATCCTGTTACACCTGAGATTGCAGATCCACCATCTGAAAGTCTAATTTCAAATGGGTGCCCACCACCTGTTGTATTGTTGAATCTATATGTGAATCCTCTATAGACATATATTGTAGGATTGTTTGTACTAGATGGTAAACCACCACCATCAAATCTATAACCATTAGATAGATCACTAGTGATTCTAAAACTAACAGTTGGAGATTCAGTCGCAATGAATTGTGATCCATCATAGACTATATTGTCATTCTCATTTGCTGATGGGAATGATGCAGTGTTTGTAATTGTTAAAGTATTTGCACTAACTGCAGTGGTAATACCTGTGCCACCTGCAATAGTAATTCCAGAGTTACTTGCAACAGCAGTATAACTTCCACTATCACCTGATACAGATTGCAATACATTTTGCACAATGTTAGGTGAATCGTTAGTAAATGTAATAGCACCTGCATTGAGGTTAGTGCTAATACCTGTGCCACCTAAGAAGTTAAGTGTGTCTGTAGTTACTGTAGCAGATGTAGTGCCATTATCAGCACCAAATGTTTCAAACAAATTCTGGTCAGGAGCACCAAGTGCACCTGTCATAGTAACTGTAAGTGTATCTCCCACTAATGCAGTGGAGATGTTTGTGCCACCTACAATATTAAATGTGTCATTTGCAGCAGACGCTGTTGTTGTGCCAGTGTCACCTGTAAATGTTTCAAATAGGTTTTGTGTTGTGCCACCGCCACCTGTTGCTGTCTCATCATTAGCAGGCTCCCATTTAGTAGATGTGCCATTCCACTTTAATACTTGACCGTCAGAAGGTCCTCCATTTACTGTGGTATCTACATCAGTCAGAATAGAAATACCATCAGTGACATCAAGAAGTTGTATCCAACTAGAGTGTGCAAAATATGCCTTTCCTGTGTCATGCACATGTGCAAGCATACCGTGATGTGCAGTAACATCAGGAAGATCGCTCAATAATGCATAAGGAGCCGTCCATTTAAAATATCCATCTGCACCATCTACATATGCCTTTCTACTACCTTGACTACCTGCCTTAAATTCAATATCTCCTGTTGTATCTGGCTCAATAACAATATTGCCTGCACTTTCAGAAATAATTTTAAATGCTTTAACATTGAGGTCAGCACTTAATGAATCTAGGTGTGATTCAGTAAAAGCTGTGCCAGTCCATCGCAACACTTGATCGTTAACAGGTGCTCCGATATTTACTTGTAAGTTGGTATCATTTCCTAAGTTGGTGTATAACTCATCAATGACGCTATTTAATTTAATAGCACCATCTCTCAGGGTATCACCTGTGCCGTCATTTGCAGCTGATCCAACTGATAAATTTTGCTTAGCCATGGTAGGTAGTTTTCTACAGTGTTATTTAGGTCGCATCGTATGTAACTGACGTGGTGTCATACTTCACTGCGGTAGATGAGAAGTCAGTATCACCCTGTCCACCACCTATTCCAGATACAGATAAGGTTGCAACAGAAGACATTAGAGGTGAGTTACTTGCATTATTAGCGGGTGCAGGTCCTCGTAATTCAACCTTATACTTATAGTTGGACATATATCCCAACGCAGTAAATGATAGTGAATTGCTTGTTGCACCAGTAACTTGTGCATATGCAAATCCATCGTCAGTTGATCTATACCATTGATATGAAATAGGTCCTGGTATTGGAGAGACACTTGCTTGGACTGTAAATGTAACAGTAGTATTGACTGCTGCTGTGCCACTCTGAGGTTGTGCAGTAATTTGCAACGTAGGTGTAACAGGAGGTGCTCCACCGTCTCCACCTTCTTGTGCAGGAGGTGCTGCTGCTCCATTATTAGTAGGTTGATTTATACTCTGTCTAGACATATTCCCAACCATATATGGGAATGCTGCTTCTCCTTGAGAGTCAATAGATATGAAATATGCGTAAGTCCCATTTGGAAATTCTGGGGTTACACAAAATCTACCATTATGAAAATCTAAATCACCTAAACCATCAATATATTCCCAGTCCTGCACTAAAGATCCTGCAGGTGGGTTTTGTGCAGTAGATCCATAATCGGGTCTTCCTGCTACTTCAATATTCTTTGTCCTATAACTCGAGGACATAAAACGAGTTGTTTGTGATGCAGTAAACGGCACGTCATATCCGAAAGGTCCGTATACTGGAAATCCATCAAAGCAATATCCTAAAATTTTACTATGACCATCAGGGTGACGCATATTGTCACCATTAAACTGACTACTACCAAAGTAATCATTGTAGTTTGCCATAGCAGAATTCTGCTTCCAACAATCTATAAAATGAGTATCATGATAATGATACTGTCCTGTTGACTCTGGATGTCCGCCACAAGAATCATCACCAAAATCTACAGGTGAATTAGGATAATGTGCATTCCAGTTAAATCCAACAGGAGGGTTACCTCCACCACCTGCACTAGGATTAAAGAATACAACTCCATTTGCAGCAATACCTATAGCACCAAGAGGAGTTTCTATACGTCCACTTCTTTGATCGTAATATGTGTATGTGCCTGTTGGTATAGTTTGAGATTCAGCAACAATAAGATCTAATCTTTGGTCGGTTGCGAGCCAGCACTCCCCTGCAATGGACGTAAATGTTGTCCCTCTAAATATAAATCGTTGTTTCCTACCGTCACTAAAGACAAAGAAAAGATGATCACCAGGAGCAATAGTTTGGGCAGCAAATAAGGCATTGTCGCTTGTTGATATATTTACAGAGATAACAAATCCACTTTGGAAGTATGTGTTATCATCAAATGTCCTTTCTACACCAAACTCACCACCACGGTAAGTAAACGAATGCGAGAATGCCTGCTCAGTAACCGCATTAGGATTATTGAGATTAGGAAAAGTACCGTAACTAACTGGATCTGGAAGTCCATCACCAGTTACGGCGATTACTTTTGTTGCTGCATTGTAGGTTGCTGTAGCGGTCATGCGTCGTCGAAGATCTGATCAGGAGTGAAGTTAGAGATCACCGTGGTGCCAATCTGGACAGACAGGATAGCAGAGAAGGAATAAACAGGTGTTGCACCCGCTGCAGTTATCGCTACTCTGTATTCATCACCATCATCTTGTTGTGTAGTAACACCAGTAGGATATGCTGCTTGGTTACCACCGATAATATTAGACCAAGTGGTTGTGCCGTAATCCTTCTTCTGCCACTGATAGTTAAGTGTAGTAGTATTTAGGGCACTATCGGATGCTCTTACAAAGTCAGCAACCACGGTGAATGTTGCAGTTTGACCTTGGTTAACAGTTACGTTAACTGGGTTGATATTAATTCTAATTAGACCAGGATCAACAGTGATTGGGTTACCTTGTTGATCGATACCCTCACCTGCGTAGATATCGAATCCATTATTTACAGGTGATCCTGTAGGTGTAACAAAGTTATCCTCAACAGTTGTTTCAGCAGCAACTAGAGGTAGTTGATATCCAACACCAGGTGTCCTAACGTCAATTCTTTGGATACCCATCATAGGCACCAAACGACCATCAAAACCAGTAGAAGAAATAATTTCAACGTTAGGTTTGGAAGTGTAACCATCGCCAGGATTGGTTATTGTAGCACTAACAATTTGTCCAGTAGTTATATTTGCTAATGCTTCTGCATTTCTACCTTTAACTGATCCTGTATATTCAAATGTAATCAAGGAGTTAGAAGATTCAATTAGAGCAACTTCTCTTGGGAATTCTTCACCCTCAATGTCTAATTCGTCACCCGCTTCAATCGGTGGGACAACAGTTGCAGATATAACGTCAGCATCAGATCCAATGTAAGAGAATCCAACGAATGTTGCTCCTGCTCTTGGGACTTCAGCAAAGATTATTCTAGATCCAACAATCTCATAAGATACACCTGGCTCCTGTATGATACCGTTGAGTGATACGAGTATGTTATTTTCTGGTAAGATTGTTGCAGATGAGACACCTTCAGTCAATGTCAATGAGTAGAAGATTCCATCTAACTTCAAGTTGAAGGAAGATCTTAGTGAATCAAATTCAAATCCAATATCATCAAGTTGTCTTAGTTTACCAACGTAGTATCCAATAAACTCAGATCCAATCTCAGGTGGCTCTGTAAACTGTATTTGGTCAGAGAATGCAGTATATGCATTAACAGCACCTGGTGGTTGTAGAATACCATTAACAAATATAAGCATGTGTCCTGCAGGATCTGGGAAGTATGCTTGTCCATTCTCAACAGATAGTGAGAAGTTTTGCTGCACACCGTCAAATCCTCTAAAGTAACGATCAACACGTCCAACCAATGTCCTTGCATCAGATACAGCAGCTGACCATCCATCGTCACCTTTAATAGTGATATTGTCATAGAAGTCACCAACTGCTTGCTCAACCCATATTCTTGCAGTAATACCTTGCTGCTCAATCTTAGAAATCTTAGCGTAAGAAGTATATGTTGTTTGACTTACGTTAGTTACGTTAGAGTAGATAACAGGGAAGTTTGTGCCGATATCAAACTTACCAATGAATATACCTGAGTTTGTTAATTCACTTACAGTTGCACCTGTGCCTACAGGTTGGACATTACCAATCCACATCTTATGTGGTATTACAGGACTTACATTGTTATTAGGAGGTTGATACTTAGTTACGATCGCTGTTAAACCAGGATTCTTAACAACAGTACCTATAAGCATGCTAACTTCATCACCAACTTCAAATGTAGCAGCGAGACCTGCCTCAATAAATGTAGATCCTAGATCTAATTCTATAACCTCTGTGCCGTGAATAATATCATTTACTTCTGCAACTCCACCTGGTTGGTAGATACCTTTAACATCTAAGATGTAGTCAGTAAGACTACCATAAATGATATCACCAGTCTGCCATCCAGATTGAATGGTCTCAACATCCATAACAACACGACCACCATCATTACCGATAATTGCACCAGACTTATTATCGTAGAATACGATATCTGCCTCAGTGTTATCTGCTTTCTTGAATATCTTATCTCCAACAGCATATGCACCAAGATCAACGTTAAGAAGTAGACGATCAGTTATAGCAGTAATGTCTGCAGTTGTTGCACTGTCTTGTCCAACAAGAGTATCTCCAACTGCCCAGTTAGGTCCTGTCTTATCTACAACTCTTAGAATAATCTCCGTATTACCAGTGTTATAGTTTTGCTGTAATACCTTACCTATAGCAGTTGCATCACCAGACTTAAATACGTTTTCACCGTTAGTGAATTTAGAAACGCCAGGATCTGATGGGTTGCCAAGTTTAACATATAAGAATGTTTCTCTGACAGATGCTTGGTTAAAGGACTGTGATCCAATCTCAGAAAATACATCAGATTGTGTGCCGTAAAGGACATCAGCATCAAGGAATCCACCTGAGTATGGAGTCTCTACATTAGGATCACCGTAAGTTGTTGTTGCTCTATTAATACCAGATCTTACAAGGACTTGGAAGATATGAGATGATGCTGCAGTATCATCAAATTCTAATGCTCTGAATCTACCATCATGAGTTGGGACAGCACCTATTTCAAAGAATGTTGCCTCAGCATTTAAGATATAATATAATGATTGACCTGTGCCACCTAATGTGCTGCCAGATGCAGGGATGTATTGTACAACATCACCACGTCTGAAGAAGTTAGCACGGTAAATTCTAATTCTAAACTCTGCTCTATCATACCCCGCACGAACTGTGGGAGTAAGAGATACAAGAGCAGGATCTGTATTCCAATCAAATCCTTCGTTGTATACAACGTGTCTGTTATGGACGTCAGTATTAGCGATCCATGTAGTCTTCGCCTCAGTAGAGAATTTAGATTGCTCAAGAGCAAATTCAAATACGTTAATACTAGAATCCATATTGAATTCTGTTGATTCTTGATTCCATTCTGTCCTAAGAGCAGGAATGTAAATACCAGGATCTGCAATGTAAGGAATCCAACCTGCACCATCAGGAGCATATATGATTGACTTACAATATTCTCTAACACGAGTCATATGATAGATTAGATGTGTCCTAACAATTCCTGTGTAGACAATCATATTTCCATCACCATCAAACCAGTTACTGATAGAATCAAATGCCTCAGCATTACCACCTGTAATAAGGTCATAAATTACAGCATGAATTATTTGATCTGCAAAGTCTGCATCACCTGCGTAACCAGGATAGAATGCAACAGTTTGATCATATGCTCTCTTCTTAATAGCAGGTTTGTTGAAGAGAATCATCTTCGCTGCCATCTTATTACTTGTTGATCCACCTGATAAGGTCTCATACATGACCTTATACTTGCTCTCAATACCTAGTTTGACATCATAACACTTACCTGCATTATAAAGATTAGATGTAGGTGATGTAGGAGCAGTTTCTGTGACAGTTGTGCCATAGTAAGTAAGACCATTTCCTGCTACAGCAGCATCAATACCACCCTCAAGTATTCCCATCAAAGTATTGATTGCAGCTGCTTGAGTTGGACATGTTTCATTCCAATTTGTTTGTTGAATATCGAATGTAACAGATACATCTCTAAGTGGGACATCTCCACCATATTTTGCTGGCCAGATGTTTGGTAGTGTTGGAGTAAATGATCCAGATAGACCGTTAGGATATGTTGTTGTATCAGATCCTGTAGGATCATTGATAGTATCAGTTACTATACTAATAAGTCTATTAACTTCGGTATCTACATCAGAGTCACTTACAGCACTCATATTTCCTAATCCAGTTACCCACTTATCTTCAATGTCAGTAATTGGGACAAACTCAGCACCATTTGTTGCATGTCTAGAAGGTGTAGTGCCTTGATAGATTTGCTTGGCAATATCTCTAGCAGCATTTGTAATCCAAGTTACTTCATTTACAACACCTGCGATATGTTGGATAACTCCATTTTCAACATAGTAATTTGCACCAAGTGCAACCATGTTATCTCCACCATACTCTAAGTTAAATGTATGCCATGCAAGCACATCAGCAACGTCATGGACACAATCGATAGATCCTGCAGAAACGATACATTCGTGAGTAGCACTTACAAATGCATGAGTATATTGCTGACCTGCAGGTGATGCACCAACGTTAACTGTTACAGTGCCACCCTGTTTTATCAATGCACCAGTTGTTGCACTTACAAATGTATGAGGATATTGTTGTCCAACCTGTGAAGGATAAACATTAACTGCAATATTATCATCATCAATCTTAGTTACTATTAACCACTTATTGTTAGCAGGGTCAGTAGATCTTGGATAATCGTGGTTTGTGCTGTTTCCATCTTGTGTGCAAGTAAATCTAATACCATCAGTTGCAATCTTAATTCTATTTCCAGTTACAAGTCCATGACCTGCAGATGTAATTGTCAAAATACCAGTTGTTTCTTGGTATGATGCATTTGTAATATTTGCAGTCCCAGTGCCTACAGCAGTTACACCAACTGTCTTATTATAGTAAGGATCAGTTGTCCTAGGATATGAATGATTGGATGCATTATTATCCTGACTACATGTAAATGTCAATGAGTTAGGAGCAATCATTAAACGATTACCAACATTAAATACATGGTTAGGAATTGTCATTACCATGTCACCAGTAGCAGAGTTGTAAGTGATATTTGTAGGTGTTAGTTTCTGTCCACCAAAATCATCACCCCACTTAATAGATCCTGCAAGTGCACTCTGGAATGCATGAGTATACTGTTGACCTTGTGGTGATGCTCCAACGTTTATAGTAATAGTTGTTTGTGTTATATCTTCTACAAGAATATTCTTCTCATAGTAAGGATCAGTTGTCCTTGGATATGGATGATCTGTTGTATAGTTGTCTTGTGAGCAACGTAATGTAATACCTAAAGGAGTAACTCTAACTGTGTCACCTCTCTGGATATCGTGGTTACCAATGGTAACAACCATTAGACCGTTTGTAGAATTATAATTTACATCTGTAGGAGTGAATTCTTGTTTCCACAATGCACTAGATCCACCATTAATACTCAATGAAGGATACTGATCTAATCCACGACGGACTGCCTCTTCTGCAATAAATCTAATATTTCTTTCAATAGCACGAGCAGCATATATTCTATTGTTAGATGCACCATTACGCTCGTAACTTGAAAGTTGGAAAGTATTTCCGTTGTGACCTGGTAAACTGTCACGACCAAATCCATTTCTAATTGTTAGGATTGCCATATCTCTAGCAATCTTAAATACAGCTTTAGATGCTTCAGTTTCACCTTCGATGTGTTTAATACCACCGTCAGATCTTACATAAAGTTTACCGATTCTATAGATTTCAGAGTTACCACCATGACGTAAATCATGAGCAACACCTGCCAATATATCAACAACATCATCTTCACAATCTACAGGGTTACCAGTTGGCACAATAAATGATCCATACTTAGAAAGGTCATTCATTGTAGAAACTGCTTCCTTAGCAATTACTCTTGCATTGTCGTCAATTAAATCTGCAGCATCAAGGAATTTATTAGATCCAGTCCTTGTTTGATCAAACTGTTTAGGATCGTAAGTAATTGTCTCATCCCTATATGCTAATCTTGAAGTGTATATTGGTGAATAATATTCGTCTTGATAAGTTGCATCAGCACCAAGAGCAGCAGAAGTTTCACCTGGTGATAGAAGTAAATTATTGACTGCTGCTAATGCAAGTTTCTCTGTATAGTGAATTGCATCAATCATTGGTTGCAATTCATCAGTAATATAAACAATCTCGCTGTCACTATTCAAGTAACTGTCGATAACTTTTTGTGTTTCAGCATTACCACCCATAATGATGTCACCAATAACAGCAGGTAATACATGATCTTTAAGATCACGAATACACTTAGTATTATTAGGAATGGTTAAGAATGAAACTGGGGTGCTGTTGATTGTCTTAGTATAGAGAGCATTAATATAACCAACTGCCTCTTCTGCAATATAATCTCTATTCTTCCAGATAAGTGCACCTGCATCTCTGAATCTATGTCCAGTAGGAGCAAGGACATCAGCGATGTAATCACCTAAAGTGTCTAATTGTGTTTCTACACCAGTTGTGCCAGACAATGCATGTGGGACACGAAGTTTAGTTGTGTATGTGCCAGTAAGGACAGTATCAGATGTATTAACTACATACTTACAAAGTTTTACAACTTCACGCCATGCATATAATGTCTGTAGTAATTCCTGACCAATATACTCAATCTCTCCACCTCTTGTGCGATAGAAACGAGATGTAACTATAACATTGTAATTACCACCTTCTCTCAAATCTTTAACAATAGCAGGTAAGATGTAATCTCTAGTATCTCTGATACAAACATTTGTGCCACTCATTGTGCCACCTGCTCCGTAAGTATCGCCAGGTATTGTAAAGTCAGGGAAGAATGCTTGCATAATTCCGACTGCTTCCTCAGCAATCCAATCACGGTTAATATCAATTATATCTGCAGCGTCTCTATAAATTTCTCTACCAAGATCTACTTCCTCAATAGTAATACGTTTATTGAGATAATCAATAGATTTAAGTGTAGATGATGAATTAGTTAAACCAGTAAGTGTGGCATATACCTCTGTTGTAGAAACTACAAATGGTGCTTCTCCATTTATTCCAAGGACAATATTACTATTAGTAAAGTCAGGATCAGAAGGAGGAGAAATTGTAGCACCTTCATAATCACCAACACCTTTCTTAACAATAAGATTATCAATGTTACCTATAAACTGTTGAGTGTTAGAAACATCTTTACCAATAGAAAATCTTGCAAACTCGTATGTGTTTGTATCGCTATAAGTTGTTTGCTGCACACCATCAATATAGATTGAAGTTACATTAGTCTTTTTAACAACAGCAATGTGATGCCATCTAAGTGCAATAAGAGTATTTGTAGATGTAATAAGAGTGCTTCCACCATTAGAAAGGATAAGTTGACCACTTGCATTTAATACTAGACTTAGACCTGTTGAGGTTGTTTGTGGACGTCTCATATCAAAGACAATCTGATTACCTGATATTGCGTCAGCACGGAATCTCACCTCAATAGTAAAGTCACCTGTGCCAAACTTAAAGTCATTTCTTTCAGTCTGGACAATCTGTCCAGTGTTAGGAATTCTAACTGATTTTGTGTTATTAGAAAGAGCTGATAATATTGTAATATCATCAATAGTGCAATTAGAATTGACTAGAGTAGAGTTAGTTACATATTCTCCAAGACTGAATGTGCCAGTAGCATTACCACCGTAGATCCACTTAAGACCATTGTTAGATCCTTTAATAGGAGCAGATGCATTTGTTGTAACACCTTTAAGGTTTTCACCAGGTAAGAATAAACCTCTTGATGGATCTTTAAAGGCATATTTTGTAACACGAAGAGTTTCACCTGCAGTATAACCACCATCAGTGATTGTCCTTTCAGTAGGAGCAGTCCTTGTGGCATGTGCCATATTATTGTTGGTGTATGCAGTTGTGTATACACTCATTAAAGTATTAAATGCTGATACAACAGTGGCACAACCGTTAGTGTCTGAATTAACAGGTGTTAGGTCTGTGTCAAACCACTGTTTCTTACCATGCACTCCTGTGGCAGCAAATCTAGGATAGAAGTAATCACCAAATGTCTTAGATACAAAATGTAAGTAATGAAGTCTTACTGTGTTTCCGTTACTTAATGTTGGAGTATAATTTTCTGCAAGAGTGACAGAAAGTGTGCCTGTGCTAACGTCATAAACTGCGTTAGCAATGTCTGCAGTGTTATCTAATGTTACTGCGTTACTTGTAGCACTTACAAATGTATGTGTATAGTTACCACCTGTAATAACAGCACCAAATGATGCACTTTGGAAGACATGCTCATACTGACCTTGTGCAGTTGCAACACCTACGTTTACAGTAATAGTAGTAGATGTCACATCTGTAATTGCTACTGCAGTGTTGAAGTATGGGTCAGTTGTCCTTGGATAAGCATGATCAGTTAGATAGTTATCTTGAGAGCATCTAAAGACTAATGATTCTTGTGCAAATTTTATAGCAGTGCCTGCCTCTAATTTGTGCTCACCAATAGTCATTACCATCACACCGCTAGATGGACTGTATGTAACAGCAGTAGGAGTAAATGTTATCTCAGGAGATGCACCAACGTTAACTGTAATTGATGTGTTTGCAACAACAGAAGTAACCTCTAGAGGTTTGTTATAATATGGATCTTTGCCTGCTCTAGGATATGTCTTGTTAGAAGATCCACTATCCATTGTGCAATTAAATGTCAAACTATTAGCAGCGATAGAAACAAATCTACCTGCAGTAATACTATGAGATCCAATAGTCAATACTAAATCACCAGTTACAGGATTATATGTTGCACCAGTTGGTGTGAATTGTGGAGGTGCCACAACCATCTTACCATTACCAACATATGTTAATGCGTCACCTGCGTTGAGTGTGACAGTTGGGACTGTCACATCAAATGTCCTAGTAGCGTTGTTTACGTTAGCAACTGTGAATGTATCTGTGCCGTTTTGTATGACACTACCTGCAATAGTCTGTGCTTCAGCATATATTCCATTGACTTGTGATGCAGTTGTAGGAGAGTCATCATAAGCAATAGCATAAGTTGCAGCGTCATATACTCTACTATTTCCACCATACTTAATATCATAAGCAATCGCTTCAATTACATCTTTAATATCATCTGTGCAATCAGCATCAGTCTGATGTGGAGTAAATCCTGCGTTAGCAGTTTTGTAAATATGAAGTGCTTCAGCTGCAATAAATTCTTTGTTATTAAGAAGAAGGTTTGCACCATCAATATTAAGACTACCTTGAGGTACTGGATCAGCAAATACACCAGTTATCTTAGGACCTCCTGTGCCCTCAGATGTATATGAAGTTGTGCCTGTAAGGTTATGTGTATTTTCTGCAGTAACAGAGTGGATAACAATATCAGTTAAGAATGTAATATTCTGTTGAATATCAGCACAGTTACTTAAACTCTGAGCATTACCAGATGAGTAGTTAGGGTCGTAAGTATGTGCAGGAGCAGATCCACCATAAGTTAGAGGATCGTTTAAGTTATATCCTTCGTTACCAATATCTTTTACATAGAGTAAGTTATTGATAGCATAAAACATTGTGTCTCTTGCTTTCAATATAGCAGTTTGTGATTCAGCAACTTCGCCATAGAATCCGTTAAGGATAAAGTTACCAGTGGTATCAAAATATTGCTCTGCAAAGTTTTGAGAATTAAACTCACCACCTGAGCTTAAATCATCAGCAATAGCATCTATGAATAATCCTAAATCACGACGACATTTTTCTTGACCTATAGAAGTTGTAGGATCAACTTGACTAGGAATGTCATTTAGATTACCTGCTGTTATTGCTTCGTTTTGCCATGTCCAGAGCGTAGTGATTGCAGACTGCACGTCACTGCAATTATCAGTAGTAGCGTTATCTGTATTGCTGCCTGGAGTCGCATACGCAGATCCTGGTGATGGGTCTGCTGTGATTGAGAGGTCTGCATAATAAGTTGCTTCGTCGGTTGAATTAGTTGCACTGAATACACCAGTCAACTGGTTTGTAATAGCAGCAAGACATAAGTCTTTTGCTTTCTCTACAATGAATAATAACTCAGCACTTGCTCTACTATAACTAAGAGTAGTTGTGTCTGAGAAGTATTCATTAATCCACTTCAAGGAATATTGGTTACCACCTGAGTGAATATCTAATGCAAGAGATTCTATCCATAGTCTAACATCATCTAGATAACCTTGCTTGTCTCCTGCAGTAGTGCCAGTAAATTGTGTTTTTTGTAAATCATATGCTCTTAAAGATATTGCATCAATATTCTTAAGAATCATACGATATGCATCTCTAAATCTTGATGTTGTGTTTGTCTGCACATCACCAGGATAGTAGAAATCAGGATGCTCTACAGCAACCCAACGCTCCGCTCTGTCAATAATTTCTTGTCTGTTTCTACCAATACTTCTAGCACCGTCATTTGCTCTGTTACCTGCATTACCTACAAGGTTTGCATAGAATATCGCTTTGTTTCTTAGAGCATCACCTGTAGCGAATGTGCCACTAGAAAGATTATCATATTCAATCTCAGTGCTTCTAACCTCTTCAAAGTCTAGGAAGTCTTCATTTATTCTAGCACTAGCATCGTACAATTGTACTGGTGTAATACTTGACTGAGAAATATCATCAAGTATAACGTTAGGATTCTGGATAGCAACAAGTCTTTCGTAGATAAGACCGAAGAATGTAGATCCTCTGTTAATGATTAGAGTATCAACAGGTTGACCAGTATTAGGATCTAGATATGGACTAATGAATGTAATCTGAGCAACAATCTTAGAGTTACTTGAGTAGATGTATTCATTTAATCTAATATCAAAGATACCAGTTTCATATCTTGAAGTACCTGAAGTTTTACTTAATAGTAATGTGTCTGTTGCACCACCTGTTGCATCAAGGTTGGTCTCTTCAATGATTGCTATATCACCGTCAAAGTTAGTGATTGTCTCTTGGAATTTAAAGAGGTTTTCAGTATTAATTAAATCTACACTTGCTACAACAGCATTGAATAAGTTTGTCCTTCTAATAATCTCACTGATTGTGAAAGGTCCGTCAGTAATGTTAATAACATCAATATGGAATGTCCCTGAGTCAATAACAGTTGCATATGCATCGGAAGATTCACCATTAACTTGTTGTCCCATCTCAGGGAATATACCCTGTGGATTTGTTAATGTAATTCTATAAACTGGTATAGTTGTAAATCTAACACTTCTATATCTGACCTGAGATGCTGCTTTAGGTGCCTCAGCAAATACAATCTGATTACCAACAATTTGATATGATGTGCCAGGTGCTTGGATAACACCATTTAATGTAATCATCAACTGATTACCTTTAACAATTACACCTTCACCCTCAACAGTGATTGGGAATGATTTTAGTATTCCATCAAAGTCATCAGATATACTATCAATTTTCTTAACGATAGAAGTTAAGATTTCCTCAGATGATGTTAATCTTCTACTTCTGAATAATACTTCTGTATTATTGTAGTCAGTATATACTGGCTCAGCAGCACCAAATGATGTAATCTGGTTTACGTTAGTATACTCATTAATATTAACTTCTTTAATAAATTCTGTGCCAACCTTTCTACCAGATACGTCCTTACCACCAGTCAGTTGTAACTGACCAAACATCTTAAATCCTGTAGGATGGTTGTTATCTAATACTTGTTTTTTCCATCTTGTAATAGGAATCTCAGATGTAATAACATAAGAGAATGATTGATAGAAGAAACTATCTTGAATCTTCTGGACAATCTCAGATGGTTTACCAACATCATCAATAAATCTACCAGGTGTTTGTGTGATTGAGTCAATATTCAATACACCACGAGCAATACTCAAGTTGTCAATAATACCAGATGCTTTAGAAACCTCACCAGATACTTTTTCACCAACTACGAAATTACCTGTGTAGTTAACGATCTTAAGAATCTTAGGTCCTATCTGCCAACCAGTGTTAGTAGAAACATAACCTTCTGCTGTTGCTTGCTCAGGTGAATTACCTTGGAATACTTTTTCACCTTCTAAGAATCTAGATGTTGCAACCACAGCAGTAGCAGTACCTCCAAACACCTCGGTTAAGAGAGTTTGTCGTCCCTCACCTTGGGTTAAGAATGTAATGAAGTCTCCTGATTGTGCAGCCTGTAATGTTAATCCAAAACGTAATTGATCAGATTCTAACTGATCAGCAATAGCATAGTATATCTGTCCATCAACTAATTGTGTCAAACCTGCACTACTTGGTTTTGGTAGAATACCAGTTGTAGATCCTACACTATCAGCACGCAACTGAATAGCAGCACCTGTTGTAATACCATGTGGGAAGTTAAACTGTAGATAGTTAAGATCTAAGTTAACAACATAGTTAAATTCTGATTTTAGAGTTACAGTTGGCTCAGATGAATATCCTTGACCTGGATTTTTAATAAGAATCTCATTCAAACGATTGTTTTTAATAACCGCTTCTGCCTCAGCACCTGATCCACCACCACCATCAATTACAACTGCAGGAGCAGATGTATAACCAGAACCTGGATCAGTTATAGTGATCTCAGTTAGTATTGAAGTATTAAAGAGTTGAAGGTTAACAGGGAATGTAATCTCAGGACGTAAAGTATAGTCATGTGAATATCCAAATCCAAATTCATTGTTTTTAAGTCTCTTAATCTTACCAATATTTCTACCAGTTAAGAATACAGATGCACCACTACCTTCATCAGGAATTACAACTGCTAGTGCAGCACCAGATCCTGCAAGTTGAGGTCCTAAGATACCTGATATACTATCAACATCAATACTTGCAGTTGTATAACCTTTACCTGGATCTGCAACTGATACTGCTGTAATTGTGCCTGATCCAATCTCTTCATCAAGAGTAACCGTAATAGTTGCTAAACCACCTTCACCATCTCCTGCAATAGGCACATTATAGTAAACACCAGTTGCATATTCTGTACCTCCTGAGGTTATAGTAATACGCTCAATCTGTCTAAATGATGCGATATCAGATATAATAGGTAACTTCTGATAGAATCCGCCTGGTGATACTAGTTTAATAGTATTGATAGGTCCGATTGCTTTAACAGATGTTGTTGAGTAGAAAGTATATGGATTACCAAATTCATCATCTTGGACTTCTGCAGATGATGTTTCTGGCTCAAGTAATAATGGGAATTTGAATTCAGTATTATTAACAACCTGTGATATTGTAAATGTGCCATCATAAGGTGTCTTAATAATATCAATAAATGAATTTGCACCAACAGGAGACGTTGCTCCAATCCTAGATGGATCAAAGTAGTAAGAAATATTAGTTACATTACCAATAGCAGAGAATTTAACATATGGTCTTAGACCTTCTGCTTGAATACCTGGTGTGCCAACTCTAGTAATATTGTTAAAGGAGTATTCCAACTTATACTGGTTATCCTGTGCGAATGACAAATAGTAACCAAAGTTAGATGCATCACCAACGTCAAAGACATATTGATGCTCTTTAATAAATGTTAGAGATGGATGTTTAGCAAATATATTGACATTGCTTATGCTATTTTGATTAAATACAGGATCACCTGCAGCAGTTGTCCTTAATCCAAATACAAATTCTCTACTACCAAATACTTCACGAATAAAGAATGATCCGTTGTATTCTGTAGTAGTAAATCCCTCTGTAAATATAATATCATTATCTGTGTAATTATGAGGAGTAACAGATGTTGCATATACAAGATTTGATCTTCCTTCACTAACTTTCTTGATATCCTTTTTAAGTGTTGTGGTTAACTCAACTTCTTTAACAGATGCAAATCCAGTTACCTTAACAACCTTATATGCATCAACACCTTCATCATCAATAACAATATTAGCAGAGTTAATAGCAATAACATCGCCAGGTATGTAAGATGATGCAGGTTGTACTTTTAGAATCTTAACTGAGTATGCTCCATCAGCATATGCTTGGAATCTAGCATAGTCAGATAATGCTAATTCTGTAGATTTGAATTCCCATGTTACACCACCATCAGATGCTGTGCCAGTTACATGTACTGGTGCAGTGGTGCCTGATGTACCTGCAACTGTTACTTCATATACGTTACGTTGCCAATAAACTTGGTATCCAACAGGGAAATTAATTCCACTATCCCAACGATCCATATCAAGTCCTCTATATTGAGGTTTAGGATATGGCTCAGTTTGAATATCAATATCAAACTCACCTGCATTTCTAATAAACACCCATGTGATAGCTCCATCACTCACAGCACCAGTAGTGTGTGTTGGGGGAGTTACACCAGATGTGCCACCTGATTGTGCTTCGTATATTTTCTTAGCATAGTATACTCTGTCAGAAGTAGCGTATACAGTGCCTGTAACCCAAAGATTTTCTGCCTCAATACCAACAAACTTTTGATCTGGTATTACGTTTATATCTGTTGCTTCTGTAGATCTTAATAAATCAGTAGTGTTGAATGTGCCAAATATTTTACCAATCTTATACTTATTACCTAAACCAGGATTATTTGTAGTGCCAACAGGAGATTCTACAATGGTGCCGTATGCTTGGACTACACCAAGAGAATTATATTGTTGAAGTATTGCACCCTTTGTAAACAATGCATCTTGGTTAAATGTATACTCAAAGATGTTATCAATCTTACTATAAGTTGCATCTTTAATATAGAATTTAGGCACAACGTTTGCAGTAACAAACATCTTCTGACCGTTTGTAACAGGTATAGTAGAAGACTTAGATGCAAACTGCTCTCTGTTGTTTGTCCATGTGTACGTTTGTACTGGTGTGTATACACTGGGCGAATCTGAGAAGTCAAGTAGTTGTAGACCACCTGCTCCAACATCCCATTGATCAATAGAAGGTAAACCTGCATCTGACCATGTGCCAGCTGTCCACTCACTAATAGTAAGATTACTATAGTTTGTAGCTGTAGTTAATGTATATGTGCCTCTTCCAGAAGTATGTGCTCTATCAATCTTTATAGCAACTACATCACTTATCTCATGAGATAATGGGAATTTAGTTGTAGGAGGAGTAAAGGTTGACTCATACTCATCAAGTTTAGATATAATCCAATCGTCAATGTGACCAATAAATGCTTTTGTTGAAACTGATGGATCGGTGCCACCTAACCCAACAGATGCCAAATTAACATCAATTAGAGTTTGATATGTAATTGCAAGTGTGCCATCATAGTAAACATTGATTTCCCATACACCTGATCCAGTGTTTTCTTTAACAAGTGCAATATGATGCCATGCTGCTGCACTAAAGTTACCCCAGTAAGTAGTTTCTGTAGATGAAGCAACTACACTTCCATTTACTTCTAGAATAATTTTACCGAAGTTTGCATCACTAGCAATACCCATTAGGTAAACAGAAACACCAGAAGTGCCATTTACTTCAATAGTGTCAAAGAAGTGAGGAGTATTACCTGCAGCGTATGCAGTGGTATTCATACTAAACCATGCTGCAGTAGTCCAGTTTTGACCCTCCCATGCTAAACCAGATGCAGTAGCACGGTTTGCTGCTTGGAATTTAAGTGATCCAGTGCCATACTTATAATATGATGTATCTACTTCAGCATCAGCAGGTGTTTGAATTGTAAGAGTAGATATAGTCTGTTTAGTTGTATCATAGTCTAAATCAGCAGCATCATCAAATCTATAGACTGCAAGTTGATTAGGAATCAATCTTTCAGCGACAGTGATGATATCACCAGAATTATCAACTGTAGATGTCTTACCAACTTGTCCAACAGAATCAGTTGTTTCTAATATTGATTCTGCCTTAATTGTGCCATCATACTTAAGTGAAGATACAATATTGACTTTTCTATCCTCATCGTAATCAACAGCAGAAGTTATGACAACATCTCCAAATACGTCGATATGTAGACCAGTATTCTTAATAGAAACGAAATTTCCTTGAGGAGTTAATGATTTACGGAATAACCAAGGTTTTACTACTGTAGCACCTTGAGCATTAGTCATAGTTGCATTTGTATCTGCAAGAGGAATTTTACCAACTTGAATTCTTTCATATTTACCATTTGCGTTATTATAGACGTCATATAAGAAAAATACGTCATTATACTCGTCAATAGTAAATCTTGGGTTTCTTACATAACCACCAAGAGCAGGGACTTGTTTTACGAAGTCAACATTGATATTTGACCCATCATATGAGAATGTGCCGTATATCATGTTATCTGTTGTCTGATTGACACCTACAAACATAAATGTGCTGTTTGAAACCCATTTAATCTGTGTAAGATCCTCATCACCATTTGGAGAAGATATTTTACGTTTCTCTTTTAAATCACCATCATTATTAGATTGAATGATCCAAATATCATTTGCATCGATTGCTTGAGTATCTGTGTAACCAACAATGTAAATATTGTTATTTTCATCAAGGGCAATGTCAGTAATGTAATCTCTACGTTGTCCACCAGATATACCCGCAATAGACTTCTGCCACTTTAAAGTACCTGTAGGATTGTTTTGTGCATCCCTTTCTGACTCATATTTACCAAACCAGACATCTGGATTATAATTGGCGTTATCGGGGTCATATGTTTGGCCACCAACATATACGAGGTCGTTTTCTTGTGAGTCATCAACGTATAAACAAGTAAATTCAAGTTTCTTAACACCTGTGTTGTTTGGAAGCAATGTCCTTACCCATTGCACCTCTCCAAGGTCATTAAACTTAGCAAGGAAACCAACTTGATCATTATCAATGTCTTCCTTAAGAGACCCACAAATATAGTAGTCTCTATTAACTGTTGAGTAACTATCAAATATACTAACGTTACCACTGTCATTCAAATACTCTGATAACCAATAACGTGTTTTTGTATTTGATTGTGGATGTGATACTCTTATTTGTGGAGGAATATCTGTGCTGTAACCATTACCAGAGTTGACAATAGTAAACGATCCTGCAACACCTGCAGCGTCTAAGTTAATATTAAAGTCAGCATCAATACCACCTGAGTCATCAACTAACTCATATGTTGGGGGTATTAACTCATTATATCCAATACCTGGTATATCTACTGTAACACTCTCAATTCCTTTTACAACTTTTACAGTATACTCTTTATTTGTGTTTGCTGTGATAGGAGTAGAATCAACAATGATCTCATCACCTTGTACAAGATCATGATTTAAAGAAGTTGTAATAACACCATATGGTCTATCGCCAATTATTTCTTTACTGTACGCACTAATTGCAACACCCTTAATACTATCAATGATTGCAGAAGCACCAAATCCACCTGTATCAGTATTATCAAAGAATACGGTGTCATTTACCTGATAAGATCTGCCAGGATTCTCAATAACAAATCCATCAATTTGTGCAGTCTCAAACTGAGTAACAGTCTCTACATCTATGTCAACTTTAGACTCAAGTGAGACTTGTGGGAAGTAATCATATATCTGAAGTGTAGGCTCCTCTTGTAACTCTAATATCTCTTGTTGCTCATTAGCATCAATAATACCATCTTGGTTGGTATCTTGAATCTCAAAGATTATAGGATAACCTTCTATTTCAGTTGTTAATACATCTGCCTCTTGGTTTGGTAAACGCTCAACATCTATGTCTACATTCTCATATGGGACTCTATATCTTACAACATCAGCTGGAATATTCTCTTGGACTGCACCTTGACTTAAATTCCACTCATCTGGAAGTGAGTTAAATGCAGGACCCATAACATATGGGAATAGTGGATTACCATCGGATGATGCATCAATAGTTACGAAGTATGCATATGTGCCATCAGGATACTCAGGTGTTTTACAGAAACGCCCGTTATATTGATCTAAGTCACCTTGTTGAAACACATACTCATAGTCAGGTACAAATGATCCTGCAGGGTAAGTTGCAAGTAAAGGACCGTCTGTTCTGGAAGGACTAGGGTTAGCGTCTGATAATACTATCTCAGGTTTAAGTTGATATGATGTGCGAAGTCTTCTTACACCACTGTTTTGATCGGTTGGGTTTGCATATCCATAAGGACCGTAAATTGGGTTACCATCATATGCCCATCCTAATATTGGAGAGTGTTGGAAGTTAGTTTCAATTTCTTGGAATTTACCTGTTTCTTGATCTAAGAATACGTTGTCTCCAACAACATAACGTAATTCTTTTGGATCTGAAAGGTGAGCATATTCACCACCATACTGGTTGTTAAGACCAGTAAATACATATCCTCTTGCTATATCATACTTGTTAGAAAGATTATATTCAAAGTTTTTATTCCACTCAAAAACTTGTGCAGTGAATGTTGCTAACTCACCAACAGCATCTAGTCTTACAGTTGTTGTGCCTTGAATATAGTTGATACCTCTGTTAGATATAGTGATACCAATGACTTTACCCTTATCTTCCCCAGTAGTTGCAATAGTTGCTTTTGCAACAGCACCAAATCCATCACCGTTTATTACAACTCTTGGTGCAGTTGTATAACGACGACCAGAGTTAATAATAGCGATAGATACGATTCTACCATTCAATACAATGGGTTGTGCTAGTGCACCTTCACCAGATGTAACAGATACAGTGGGGAGAGATGTATATCCTGATCCACCACCTGTTAATGTAACACCAGAGATAGGACCTCTAATATTAGCAGTGGCTGCAGCACCACTACCGCCACCCCCAGTAATAGTAATAGATGGTTGTGATGTGAAGCCACTGCCAGGATTGCTTACTAATATTCTTGTTATAACTCCATTAGTAACAACAGCACTTGCAGATGCACCAGATCCTCCACCACCAACAATAGAGATCAAAGGAGAAGATGTATATTCTGTACCTCCTGCAGTTACCTCAAATGAGTCAACACTACCATTAACTGTAACAGTAGCAGTTGCACCACTACCTCCACCACCTTCAATAAGGACTTCGGGAGGTGATCCTGCATCATAGTTTAAACCTGATCCAGAAACAACAATACCAGTTAAAGGACCGAAGAGGACTGACTCTTGTGACTTATAGCACCATATACTTACACCATTTACCCATGATCCGATTGCACTGTTAGCAGCAATCTGTTGTCTCTCAGAAACAGTATTTACAACTCTAGGGACTCTAATAAGTTTTCTTTGGTTGCCAGGTATCAATGCAGACCCAATAAAAGGTCCTATCTTGTAGTTTGGAAGACCAGATGCTGCAACGTAAACATAATCAGCATTAAAGAAGGAATTCTGAATATTAGTCGTAAATTCAGTAACAACGTTATTAATTGGAGTCTCAGTTGACTTACCTCTGTTGAGATCAACTGAAAGTAAGATATTACCAACAGGGACGATATCAGTTGCTGTTGCAACTCTATATGAAAAATTATAGTCGTCAATACGAGAAGAAACTTGGAATGTGCCGTTAAAGACAACTGGGTTAGCACCATACACTGTAACGGTGTCTTCTACCAATAATCCATGAGGTTCTTCGGTTGTTACGGTTGCAACTTGTGATGCACCACCAGGATCTATTGCAGAGACCCTAACAAGTTTTTTAACGTTATAAAACCAAGATTCTAGTCTTTCTTCACCAACAGAGTCTGATCCGAGTGATGCAACCTTTAATTTATCGCCAGGTAAGTAATATGATCCTGTATCGTCGAGTACTGTGCTTCCTGCTTCGGCAATACCCAAAACACGCATCTTAACTTCAGTAGTAGTGCCCCTATTGGCATATATGTAAATATTGGAAGTAATAACGGTGCCAGGATCCCAATCCTCAACAATAGCGTTATTTGATCGAGTACATTCGATAAATTGGTTAAGTGACTTCTCTTTATACTGGACTTCTTCATTATCACCAATAAAGAAGGTGCCGTTTCTTTCTGGCCATCCAATAGTCGAGTCAACGGTAACAATTTGATCTACAGTGTCTAAAGGCTCAACTAGACGAGTCTTATAAGGTATTTTAAAGGTGCCAGTAAGAGTTTCTTCTGATATTACTAATTCAAAGATTGTATCTTCACCTTTGATGATAGAAATTGCATTTTCAACTAATGCTGAAGCATATTTGATATTTTGGTCAACTTCATCAGCATATTGGATAACTTCTGAGTCAATTAGGTTAGCAGCGTCACCAGATACAATCTGAGTCCTTAAAATCGTGTCTACAGTCCATGTAGCAGCAGATGGAGAGATAATTTGCTCTTTAGGATATGATACCTCAATCTCTTCACCAAAAAGAATCTTGAAAAGGTATTTTGCACCCAATGCAGTACCTTTAGCAAGATAGAAGTCCCTAATATTCTTAATTACGTTAACAGGGTTAACTTTACTTGGATCTAGTTGTATAGTCGGTAAATATTGCTTTCTAAACTTCTCAAATAACTGATAGATGAAAATAGAGTCAAGGTTGTGGACTATTGACCCTATAGGGTGTGTGCTAGTAGCAATCTGACTTTCTTTTGCAAAAATTTGATTTCCAAACTCGTCAAAGTCAACAACGTTAGAAACACCACGGACAATACCGTTAAATGCACTAGGTACGTAGTTTCTACCAGTCTCTTCAATTACAAATCCAGTAACTTCGTCATATCCAACATTTACAGATGCTTTTGCTGCTTGAGGCTCAGCAATGTAAATTGTAGGAGGATTTGCTTCACTATATCCAGTACCAAAGTTGGTAATGTTGATATCTGTTAACTCACCGTTGAAAATAGTTGCTGCAGCAGTTGCACCTGTGCCTCCAATAGGATCACCGTATGCATCTTTACGATCATCAACAATATAGACAGATGGAGCGTCAGTATAACCTCTACCACCAGTTAATAACTCAATATCTGTAACAGCACCACTAGATACAGTCACATCTAAGACTTGAGCACCCACAGGGTCTATTACACGGCATCTAGGAGCGGTTGTATACCCTCTTCCCCTATTGATGATAGTAACTGATGATAAACCACCTTCTGATGTTAGAGAGCACTCTGCGATAGCGTTGATACCACCCTCAGGAGCAGGATCAATGTAAATTGTAGGAGGGTTGGCATAATTAATGCCTGGTGCAGTGACTGTAATACTTTCTACGTTTAATCTACCTTCTGAGTCAATAGTTGCATTACTAACTGTGCCTCCGCCAGGATTGTTAAAGGTAATAACTGGCACAAAGTCATATCCTGATCCACTATCAGTAATAGTGACACTATCAACCATTCCAGTCGTGTCATTGACTGTTAAAGATACTCTTGCAAGTCTACCATTAGCATTGGTAGGTGCAGTGACTAAAGGAATAGGAGGATTGTAAGATGTATAACCTTGACCACCAGAAATTAACTGAATATCTTTAATACCACCAACTAAACTGTGTGCTGTTGCATATTCTCCAACAGTTGCAGTTTGAATGTTTACTCTAGGAGCAAAATCTAATCTATATCCACTACCACCTTGTTTAACTAAGATATTATCAATTTGATTTTCTACAACATTACATACAGCAGTTGCACCACTACCAAAAGATGCAGGTACAAACTCAATCGCTCTAACATGAAGAGTATCTTGACTACCAAGAGCAAATTTAGCAACAAGAGTATCTTGATAAACATTAAACTGCTCAAAAGGTTTCTGTAATTGTCCTGAGCGATTAACAATTAGAGAAACATCAGAAATTGGAGTATATGCAGATCCATTTACTCTTAGAGGATAATATTTTGTGCCTTGCCATTCAGTATATGAAACAGCATCCATTGTAACGATGGTTTTATCAGCAAAACCTATAAGATAGGTAATCTTAGTAAAACCTTGATCATCGCCTCCTAGGGGTGCTCTAGGGGGCACTGTGAAGATTATATTAGTGCCACTAACAGTGTAATCTACTGTAGGTATAAGAGTTACATTATAGACAGTAACAACTAAGTGATCTACAGATGCAGGACTAACAGGATTACCCTGATACTTTAGTGGGAATGTAGTATTGACGCCATCAAACTCGTAATATGGATTTTCTAGTGCTTGCTCTTTCTTCTTAAACTCATGTGGTGCAATACCAGGTGTCATGATAGCATCAGGACCTCTGGTTACCGATTCGTAGTATAAAATCTCATTATCAACTTTTATACTACCATTTCTTTCTTGATATCCGTCAATATCTTCAACAACAATTTCTGTGTCATTCAAACCGATTGCTTGAAGCACAGTTGTCTCAGATGTTAAGACATTTGACTGATAAGTGTCTATGTCAAGATAATCAAGTACATTATTAAGGATGTCATAGGGTCTACCTACTTTTTCCTGTGACTTGTAGTATTCTTGTAGTAGCTGGACAAAGGCACGGTCTTCTGATTTAATAAAATCAGGTAACTGTTGCTCAACTCTGTCAGAAACCTGTACTCTAGACATAACTTAGAAGCAGTCTTCTATATCTGGATAAGTGAATGTATCCGTGGGGTAATCAAGTATATTTAGCTCTCCACCACCAAAGTTAAATCCACTGAAATTATTAGGATCAAAGATGGGGACTGATAAATCGTTGATTGTGTAATCTATTGGATTTACGTCTGGGTTGAAGATAACTGGGTCTGTGCCTGCAGGAGGCTCAAGTGATCCACCACTAGGATAGACAACCACTGGAATTCTATTTGTATCGTCAGGTGTTAGTGCAACGTTTAGAGGTCCTACACATACTTCACCAGTATTGTAATTTACTGACCCGACATTATTGTTTAAGATGACTTCTGCTTCATCTCTAATAGTAACTAGCATCATGTTACCTTTACCGTCATCTCTTAGATTTACAGGGACAAGAGTTTGTGCGGTTGTAGAAGATAATGTTGCTGTATCAACTTGGACAACACCACTAGTTAGATTGGCATTATTGAGAAGACTCTCAGTATATCCAGTTGCATAAAATGTGCCTGACTTAACTACAGAGAAGGTTGGTTTACATGTGCCGTCAGACCCATCTGTGCCGTCCCCTGAGGTGCCGTTTCCTGTGCCAGTGCCATTATCATCACTAGTGCCAGAATAGTCACCTGGACGGAATAAAGGGTTATTGAAATCTAGACATTGATTGAATACTTGACCAAATATGAATGCATCAAGATTCTGTCCTAGAGTAAGTTGGGTTGTGCTACCTGAGATAGCAGGATCGGAATTATCGACTACTCCCGAATACTTAGATCCTTCAAATCTGTTGTTGAATCTATTGGCAGCATTTTGTGAGTTATAATCGTCGATATTCTTTAATACTTTTGTCCTTAGGTCATTAGAACTAAGACTAGTGTCATTACCATTATAGTAAACGTAAGACTTAGGAATAACATAGAGTGTTGTTGGGTCAATGATAATCGGATCGATAGCACCGATTGAATAATCTTTTAATTGGTTTTTTATTCTTACTTTTGTTGTCTCATTTAACTTAGATCCAGTCTTAGGTCTAACTGCAACGTAAACTTTTCCATAAACAGGAGGATTTAACTTCTCACCACCATATGCAACCACTGATCGTGATTGTGGGTATAGTTGTCTTACTAGATTCTCAAAATCTCTTTCTGTAACTGCTCTGTTTTGTGTTGTATACAATCTAGGAGCATTATACTTGATAGAAACAGGTGTTTCTCTATCTTCACCGTCTGCTGCTTCATTTTCAGTAACAACACTGATTCCATTGTTACTAATGATGCGTCCTTCACTGTCAACTGCTGTGCCAATGAATGTCATGTCTCTTGCACCGTTAGCTTCTTTACCAACAGTCCTTACATAGTCTATTTTTACAAATTCACCGTCAACTAGTTGTCTACCTAACACTCCATCACCAAAAATTACCTTATAACGTAAATCGTCAACTTCTTCAAGGAAGTAAATACGAGAATTTGAGTCTAAGTTAACAGAAGAGGTTGCTTTGTTGTAAATATCAATTTCTGATGACTGCACAGAAGGAGAAATGTAAACTATCATCCTTTCAGTGTCTACATCTTCACTAGGAATGATGTATTCTTGTCTTTTAGTGTTATTAACAACAAATGAGTAAGTAAGAAGGTTACCTTGATAAGTTGCAAGACATCTAAAGGTCGCAATACCTGTTTGCTGATCAACAGGTGCTTGGACTTGAGTTAAAATTGTAAAAATATAGTCATCGAAGTTATTTTCAGCACTAAATGAGTCACCCTTATTAATTGTAACCTGCTCAGGATAAGTTAGACCGTTTGCACCGATTAAAGTCTGCACACTTACTGTTACAAATGCTTTTGGAGACTTTACACTACGAGGAGTGTAGTTAAGTTGTTTAGCAACCTTAACAATATTGTCTCTAACAGTAGATGTTTCTAAGAATGCCTCATTAAGAGACATGTTTGCATTGAATGCAGTATAATATGTGTTATAAGCAAGAATGTCTAGAAGGTAAGACGCAGCAGATCCTTCAAAGTCATAATCAGTAAACTCTGTGCGAGTCCTGAGGTATGATCTTATGGATTCCTTGATTTCAAAGAAATCTAAGGAGGTTAATTCTGATGGTACTGCAGACATTACGTTCTCTCTAGTATGAAATCGATTTCTTTAACGATTCTTTCTCCTACGATAGTGTATTGGACTCTAACTTCTAATGAGTTAACGTCAAAACCGTCTTGCACATTGACAGCTGTCACTCTAATGCGTTTTTCGTATCTGTCTAGAGTGCTTTGTATTTCGTCTTTGATTGCCTCACCTGTAAAAACATCATAAGGCTCAAATAGAAGTGCAGTTACTCTAGATCCAACGTCATACTGAAAAGGTTTTTCACCAATATCTGTTTTAACCAGATTTAGCACTGCCTGCTTGATAGCATTCTCATTTTTGACAGCACCAAAGTCGCGACTATTAGGATTTGCTTTGAAAGACATTGCAAAATCTCTAAAACCACGACTTATGTTTTTATCTGCTCGAATTCGGTATGACACTACGCATTAATATGAATTTTGTCATAATATAAGGTATACTTTATTATTTAGCCTTGTCCGCGATACTTTTTACGCGGTCTGTTTCTTGAGGTAGCAGACAGTTTTGTATTCTGACTTTTTCCTTGTCTTGTTTTCTTAGGTTTTGTATCTACTCCACCTGATACGAAGGCTGTTGATCTAGTTGCCATAATAATTTAATAAAGTGATTAACCTGCCCATACATTCATCGAGCCATATGCTACGACTGATGAGCAAGGATACGAGAAGCCAGGAAATCCGACTCCTAGTGGGTCTAACTGTCTAGCAATCAATCGCTTGAGTGCAAACACAGTTAAGGTTGTAGGATATAAAGTCCTATCGTGTCCGACACCTCTATCTTCTGTCGTTAATACCGAGCAAGGGTAGGGTGTTGGTTTCGGACATAGCGATTTACCACATGGACACATATGGATCACTATGTTTGTGCATGCAGATGGATGTACAATAAATTTATCACCCGCAAGCATGATTGGGAAACCGTTGACTAATACAGTAGCACGGTTTGGTGCTAAAGGTGTCAAAGGTATTAGACTAAGAGGTGGCCACCAACAAGTATATTCTTTAATACGAATACTCCTTGTCCTTGGGATTGCTCCGCAAGACTCTGTGCTATGCACAGTAGGGGGTAGACACAACCCATGTCCAGAGTCAGGTAGACCATTGATAGCAGCGACTGGTTTTAAAAATCCAAATCCCATTATCCTTGTCCCTCTAGTTGTCTACCATCTAGATATGGGTATTTATCTTGGCACTCGTCGAAGAATGGATTACCTAAGTTTCTAATGCTTCTTGCTAGAGCATTAGTGCCTCCTGTCAAATAATTTAGTATCTGCATCCTACCACTATAGTCGCCCATCTTAATCCTATAACGCTCTGTCTCCATACGCTTAGGGTCAATGGCAATAGAAACGTCTGCAACATGATTTAATGCATTGCAGTTTTGACATAGACCAGATCCAGTACCTGGCCAATTACCTTGTCCTGCACCCGATTGACTACTTAAAGCAGATGGTGGTGTGATTTCATAATAGGTTTGTCCTGCAAGAGGGTTTCCACTGTCATCCCATCCGCAGTAGACATCAAGAGGTCCATTTGTGTTACTGCCCTTACGCACATACCTGTCCCAACAATCGTGAGGAATATTGGTAGGGTCACTTGGACAAGACCCGCTATTGACTGAAAACTCAGTATAACTTTGAGATCCTGGTGTGGGTACTCCATCGATTAGTGTGCTCCAATTAGAAGTAGTGTCCGTAGGACTGCCATCTAGGTTGTTTCCTAACCACAAACTAAATTGTTGTGCTCTAGAATAGTTACTACGGTTATAATCATATGTATTTTCGTCAAGTCCGATTGGGACGTATTCTATACTATTGTTACTACCACGATAACAGCGACCTGGCACATTACCTCTAGTGCAACTCCATGTTTTATACCCACCTGCAACGTTTCTTTTAGGTGAAAGTTTGGGTTTTGGTAAAGAATTCAAGAATTTCATAAAATCTTGACCCTGAGGACCTGTAGTCTTTCCGTCAAATGACAGAGAAACCGTAAATTCTGCTTTTTCATCATTCGGTGCACAGTATTTCCATGGTAAATACCCAAATGCCTTCCGTGATGCTCTAAATTGGTCTTGTACTTCCCCATAAAAGTTTTCTCTAGGGTCTTCTTCCGCTTCCATGTACGCACAAGGCATCTGAAACCACTTTTTGATGTTATGAATGACTGGTTGATCGACAATCATACACCTTTGACCGTCAAATGCTCCGTAAAGACCGTTAAATGACTCACTATCCGCACCAGACTGTGCCAAACCGCCCAAAATATTGGAATATACACCGCTTGAAAACTTCTCAGCAGCGGGAGATGACTGCTCATTAGGTCCTAACATCATTTGAGGGGGCTCTTGTGCACTTAAATTCTCAAAAGTCTCCACAGGAGGCATTGCTTGGATCAAAGGAAGACCCATATCTATCTGTATACAGTCCGCAGGAAGGTTTTGACACAAAACTGTCTTACCTTCTGGGTCAACTTCTGCGTATTCCATGTATGTGATGGGCACATTGCTTGTAAACCCCTTGTTTATGTCCGCCATTTCGTCTGTAACCACCCCAGAGTTGAGTGGATTGCCCTCAGTCTCGAAATCAAACATCTCTTCAATGTCAATTTGAGAGGAATCTAGTGTAGGCTCATCAAATTTAGTGTCAACATCAATAGAAAGACCCGATTCTGCGATGTAAACCTGTGGTGGGAAGTGCGGATCGTATCCAGATCCACCATCTATCACATCAATACGCTTAATTATACCTGATTTTGTAATTCTTCCGACTCTAATTTCTGCATTACGGAATTGTTGCACCGTATCAAACTCCCTTTCCGTCCTATTTTGCAATACTTGGAGTTGTCTACGCTCAAATTTGTCTAAAGATATCTTCTGCTCACCTATTTCACCTGTAGAATTATACTCTGGAAACTTTTTAACAGGTTGATTGTAGTCACGGAGGAAGGCACCACGCATCTGACGTGCTGTATCCATGCTACTAAACTCTTCTAACTGACCAGGCTCCGCTATAGTGACCGTAGGATTACGATAACCTACCCCACCGTTGATGATTTTGATATCAACTATCTTACCTTCGGTGTCTACAACTGCTTCTGCCTCTGCTAAATCCAGTGTGCGGGTCGGTATGAGTGCTTTAGGATCTAATTTTACCTTATAGTATGATATATTTTTCTCAAATTCATACACTCCGAAGAATGCTGCCTTGTCTTCTATGCCATAACCTGCTAAAACTTGGATAGTTGCGGATGGTGAAGGCTCCTCACCCTCATCTACAGGGTATGGTCTACTACTAAACTGCTGTTGATAGGTAAATATGTTACCTTTTTCGGTGCCATCCGCTGTTAATTCCATATAACCCGCATTCATCTTACCACCAAAGTAGAAAATGCCTGCTATATTCCATCCATTTATACTTTCTCCCTTCTTAAATGTGCCAGTAGTCGTCAAATACTTGAAAAATATCCTATGAGTGTAAGTATCTGCAGTCCTAAATGACTCTTCGACGCCACTTCCCGCAGGTCCTGTGACAGCAATACGAGTTTTTGTGGTTTTCCATGAGTCTTGACGCACTTGATAGAAGTGAGAATACCATTCTGTCGTCATAATACACACATCTTCATCATTTACAGTTGCATTTGGGCAACATTTCGCATCTGAGAGTTGATATTGTATTCCAAATACAGGTCCATTCCACGGATACGACGTATCATACAGATAATACATGTATTGTGAGTCATATGCAGTCTGAAATCCTAGGAATCTTGGCACAGATCCTTTAACTGCACCGTTTAATCCATACAACCACTCGAAGTTTGCGTCTCCATTTGCCTGCACACCACCTACAATACCTGCATTC